GATCGCAGCTCCCCTCATTTTTGAGAGGTTTTGCGGAACAGGTGTTCTGTTCAGATACTGGTGTCCTATTGGATGCCCCGTCAGTAGAAGCAATCTATGCTATAAGACAATTGACTTTGATCTTTAGCAAGATGCTTCTGCCGTGTACTCCCGCAAGGGAGCGCAAGGCTATGACGGATTATATCCAATGTGATAAGGAGGTCGGTGACATTGAATCATGCATGCCTCATTCTGATGTTTCTGAATTTGGCCGTATGGCTCAACTGTTGTTTGGCGATTTATTCTGCGCTCTAGATCGTAAGATCTGGAACAATGAAATAATCCCCAAGCACGGTCCTGGTAGTGTAGCCGATAAACTTACTAGCAATGGTAAGTACCGGACAAACTACTGGACCGACCGTCTTGAGTCAGTCTTCCATGTGGGAGACTTCCTCTATCCGAATGCTCGGTATGTCTCCGAGTATGAGGATGACGGTATCCGATTCCTAGAACCCGGTTCAGAGTTACCCTCTCGGGTTATCTCTGTCCCTAAGACGCTCAAGACACCTCGCATTATCGCCATCGAGCCCTCTACTGTGCAGTATGTACAGCAGGGGATACTCGAGGTGATTAGTGAGCAGATTCACTCAACATTTTTGAGTGAGTTGATCGGAACTAAGGATCAGACCCCTAACCAGGATCTGGCCAAAGCTGGTTCGCTTAACGGCGACCTGGCCACACTCGATTTGAGTGAGGCTTCCGATCGTGTGTCTTGTTTGCTCGTGAAGACCCTCATGCATCGAAACCCTCTCTCACGAGAGGCGATCTTTGCTTGTAGATCTGAACGGGCCTCTGTACCTGGACATGGGGTTGTCCCCTTGTCCAAGTTCGCGTCTATGGGTTCTGCTCTCTGTTTCCCATTTGAGGCGATGGTTTTTCTTACCATCATCTTCCTTGGGATTGAAAGAGAGCTAGGACACCAGTTGACCAAAAAGGACATATTGTCCTATATAGGTCAGGTGCGTGTTTACGGAGATGATTTAATTGTCCCCGTAAAATATGTGCATACAGTCGTCGATCTACTCGAGCACTTCGGTGCAAGAGTCGGTCGCCCCAAGTCATTTTGGAATGGTAAATTCCGAGAGTCTTGTGGGAAAGAGTACTATGATGGCCATGACGTGTCCATTGTCAAGGTCCGTCGAGTATTTCCTTCACGGCTGCAGCAAACGGCAGAGGTGGAGTCACTCGTATCGCTTAGAAACCAGATGTATTTGTCTGGTAACTGGGCTGTTGCGAAGTGGCTAGATGGTAAGTGCCGGAAAGTGCTTCATTATTTTCCGAACACTATCCCTACCTCCCCTGCGTTGGGTCGTACCTCCTTTCTTGGTTATGTTTCTGAGAAAGAAGACGAGCACCTTCATAGGCCCTTGGTTAAGGCCCATGTGGTGTCATCCCGTTCTCCTCGAGATCCTCTCGAGGGTCCTGGAGCCCTACTCAAGTACTTCCTTAAGCGTGGGACAGAACCCGCGTTTGATGAGGAACACTTGACGCGCGCTGGGCGGCCTCGTGCTGCCTACATCAAAACGAGGTGGGTACCCCCATTCTAGGGGATCCCTGAGCTATAGACATGTTAGTCTATTGGTCTGTAATAAGACCAGGGAGATCTTGCATAGATCTCTGGCGAAACGGGGCGGCCATGCGCCGTCTTTAACGAGACGGGAGCTACGGCTGCCATCGCGACGCCCGGGAGATGCACGCTGTGCATCTC